AGTAAACGCCTCGTTAATCGGTGCTGGGCATTCGTATCCCTTCATAAGCGGCGCGAAGCTGATAATGTTTGCGTAGGTGTTTTCACCTTTGGTAACGTGCGCAATATTCACCATACACGTTTTACCAAGCATCTTAAAAATATCGAGCTTTGAGGCTTCGGTATCGGTTAACTTTTTGCCAAGCCATGCCGAAACATCGCGGCGTAATAAAGCCTTTTCGTTCATCGATAGCGTGTAAATGCTGCGAACGTAGTACGGTTGTTCGCCTTTGCTTTCATCGAATACCGCTTTCTCGGTTGGTAGCTCGAATAAGAATTGAACTTTGCGTTTTTTGCCTGCATAAATACCGCCCTGTTCGGTCGTACCGAGGTCGATAATTTGATAGCAGCGCGCAGGGTATGAGCCTTCGGGTGCGATTTGGCGGTTTGCCGTTCCGCCTACGGGTGCTGTTAAAGCCATTTTAAAAAGTATTAAAGGGTTAAAATTAAAGATTCTCAGATTCGAACGAGTGTACTAAGTTGCGATTAATGCCGTCAATGACCTCGATAAATAGTTCGCTAAATTTGTTGCGCTCAAGCGGCTCAAATAGTCGGTGTTCAACTGGCACGCCTTCGACTTGCTCGCGGTGAAACTTACGCGATAGGTTTGCCGCGCCTGAATCGCAGCGCGTGTAAATTCCTTTCATGCAGCCGTCGTTAACAAGCATTGTCATAACGCCGCTTAAATGGTCGTAAAAATAAAATTCTGTGTTTTGGTAATTGCGGAAAATTGTAACTGTGTCCATGTGTATGATTGTATAAGGGTTTAAAAAGAAAGGGCGGTTATTAGCCGCCCGTTTGGGGTTAGTTAAAGTAAGCGTCGTAAGCGTCGCGGGCTTCAAGTAAATCGTTTAATTCGTTTTGTAATGCGACTTCTATCGCTTCCATTTCTTTAGTCCAAAAAGACTGCTCGTGCATTTTGTCTAAAATAGCTAATCGCTTTGTGATTTCCGCTTGGATTGTTGGGTTAATTCTGAAACCCATTTCTGAAAATTCTGTTCTCATGGTGTGAATGTTTAAGTGTGTTTGAATGTTTGATGAGGCAAATGTATAACCTTTATTTGAATATGCAATACTTTTACAAAAATAAATGCAAAATAATTTATAAAGTGTTGATTTTGAACGCGCCTAATTTTGCGCCCGTGCGATACCGAAACCGATAAGCGCACCGAAACCGACCTTTGCCGCCGTTGTTTCGTACCATTTTTTGCGCGGTTGCTCAATTACATAGCTGCGCAGCCCTTCGGTTATCATATTCGGGTTATCGATTGCAACCCTTACGACGCTTTCGCGCTTACGAAACGGGAAAACACCGCGTAAAGTGTCGCCTATACCTACCGAAATAGTAGCGGGGATGCTTAAGCTATCGATTTGAAGGTAGCCGAGGCGGTTAATTTTGCCCGTAATGCTAAACCAGCGCTCAAACTTTTGAAATTCACGCGGCAAAACAAGCGCGGGTACGGTATCATGTATATAAATCGGTTCACCTAACGCTATTTTAGTCTTAAAAACGGTGCGAGTAACGACCTCAACTGCTGCTTTTGGCTTATCGATTCGCAACTTTTCGGTTAAGTCTTTCAATTCTGTGATTTGTTGCCCCTGAGTGTAAATCGTTAAGGAATCGTTTAGGCGCGTTTTAACGAACTTTTGTTCGGTTAGTGTGGTTTGCGCTTGTTGATTGCACGAACGCACGAATAAGAGGCTTAAAATAGCTAAAAACAGCAATCTTTCAGCCCAAACGTAACTTGGAGATGTATTGGTCGATTCTTTCACGGCATTTAGCTTGTTCGTTTATAATAGCTTTAGCAACGTTGGGCGGCATTTCTCGTTCGGTTAGGTAAATCTTTAGAACTTTAATCAGCCGCTTATCAATTTGCTTATCATTCATATTTGGCGTGTTGCTTTTTTTACTAATACCCTTACGGCTTCGTCCAAATTTACAACCGATTCCTCTAACATTCGCAAAAGGTCGGCGCGTTCGCTTTCCGAAATTGCCTTATTCGTGCTTATCAACTTAACCAACCCACTAACCGAGGTTAATGGCTGCCGTAATTCATGCGAAAGCATAAATCGAAACTCCTCAAGTAATACCCGTTGGCGTTCGTGTTCGTGCGCCGTTATGCTGGTTACATCAACGAGCTGAAATCCGATAAAATGCACCGCGCCCATAATTGTATAAATATTCCAAACGTTAAAGCGCTCCGATAAATTCTTTTGCTTCGTTCGGGCGTAAACTCTCGAGGGTTCGGGCTGTTTATCTTTAGCCCTTTTAACGGCTTCTATGAGCGTTTCCTTATCCTCGGGGCTGCTAACTATGTCAACAATGTTTTTCGGCTTAATATGGCTCGCGTAATGCTTAAAAAGCTCATTACTGCTTACTATTGTACCGTCGGTTTCGGTAACAACGTAAAATAAGTCTAAAGAGTTTTCTAAAATGTAAACGGTAGACACATTGCAAAAATAAGCAATAGTGTTAAATTATACTAAATGTTTATACGTTTCTCAAATCAGTAAAAAGCGAACGCCACGCAGCACCGCACCCGATTAAATACTTAGCCGAAAGCCAAAGCGTAAAACTAAAAACAACTCCGTTTAAAAGTATATCGTAATTCATAGGCGTTTCAAAATCTTGGGTATTTCTTACGGGTTGACTTTTTAGCGTGTAGGCTGTGGGTTGTGGGTATAATGACAAATCACACGGGCTAAGTGTATCGAATGCGGTTAAAACTACTTCGGGCTTTGGGTGAACATAAGCCCCCGAAATAATAGCCTCATATGATTCTTTGTTCGCATTTACGAAAGCCGTGTCGACCTCATAGCTCATAGTGTCCACATTGAGCTTATTGTGGCGTGCAATTTTTATTGTATCTCTACGAATCTGCTGCATCGTCTTTAGCTTTTGGAATGTAACCAGCGGCGATTAGCGTTGCTACAATTGCCGCGAGGGTTTCGGTTGAAATGACTTTAAAGATTAGTAAGAATATTGAAACTAATATCATAAGGCTTCCGATTGTGCTACGCCAATGCTTTACGATTATATCGATTATTCGCCTCGGTTTGGTAGCACGTTTTCGCATAGGTTAAAATACGCGAAAGCATTGCCAGCGTTGGGGCAATTGCGCCCTAAACTTTACACAATGAGAAATACAAATTAGCCTCTTCGCGTCTGCGATTGGTTAGTCCTGCAAGCACCTTGCCGCCTGCCTTGTTCCATCTCAGGAACTCATCCAATATGCTTGGGTCTGCGTTGTTGGCTTTGGCTTTCTTAAGCAATGTGGATTTAATGAGTGCGCCCGTGCCGACATTGTAGGCGAAGCAAACCAACGCATCGAACTGGCATTGATTAATATTCGGTAGGTGCTTGTTTACCGCCGCCTCGAACGGCTCAAGGGTAGCGAGTAGCAATTGCGTTGCTTCCTTTTCGCTTTTCAACTTTTCGCCGAGTATTACCTTCTTGCCATTTGGGTATCGTGTCGAGCCGTAGCCTATCGTAGGCACGGAAGCAGGGCAAAGATAACTCGTGAGCCTCAAGCCCTCGTACTTCTTAATTAAGTTAAGTCCGAGAATCGAGGTGCTGCGCATTAGTTAATTTCGTATTGGAATACCGCTGAAAAAGTAAAACTTGTTCCTACGAAAGATGTATCTAATGATAAAAACTTAAACGTTGCTTTAGTTGCATTATCAAGAGCAACTCCGTTAAATTGATTAGGTTCTTTTATAGAAACTACACCATTCGAATTAGATGTAGATGTTGCTATTGGTAAAGATGAGTCAAAAGAACCATCATTAAATGACGAAAAATCAGAATCAAATGTGCCATTAATACTGCAAGTTACAATACTACCAACTCTTGAATAACTTGCATAAACAGGAGAAGCATCGGTAATCGCACTACCAAAATTATCAAATGTCGGTGTCCAAGTTCCGCTTTCTAAAACTGGCAAAAGGCTTGACACCTCAATTTGCTTTGAGAGGTTATCGCTCGTATCAACAATGTACAATACATCGTCTGAAGCGGCTGCTCCTAATACTGGTAAATCGGTTACTTTAACGCCTGCCATAGTTGTAAAATTTGCCCACTAATTTACAAATTATTCAGATACGCTAAAGCCTTTTCTGAATTATCAAATTGCTGCTCGTTGAACGTGGTGCTTGTGGTGGCAAAGCAATACACCCCTGCATCGCAAATGATGTGCAGGCTTTCGCTATCCACGACCTCCCAGTTCGGCTCAATCAGTTTGGCATCAATTTCGCCATTAGCAACGGATGAAAAAAACTTAATAGCCTTTGATGTGATGTTTACGTTTGTCATAGTTTCTCAATTAAGTACAATGAGCCATTAGTTACATCAGACCCCGTAGCTTGTTGAATCGCAAAAATAATAAATTGATTTACTGTCCAATCTATATTTGTGCTTGTAGCTGCGTTAACACTTGTTGCAATGTCATTAATAAACACTCCTGTGTTAGTTGAAAATGTTTCAGTATTTGTTGCTGACTTAATCGCTAAATGTCTTTGAGCCTGCGTGAATGTATTACCATTATTTAATGCAATTAAACTTGCGCCCGATAGTGAATTGGTTGTATTTACATAGAAGCGAACCGTTACACCGTTTGAATTTGCAGTTTTTCTAATCCTAAATAAAACCCTAATCAAATCACCCGTTGTAAATGTGTTAGCCGGTATTGATTGACTCATTGCAATTTGATTTGTTACGCCTGTCAAATTGCCGCTATCAACGAGCGATTTATAAATAATTGGAGATAGTGCCAAACTACCATCGCCTCTAACATACTGCGCGGTCGTGCCTGTTGGCGTGTTAAACTTGCCGTTGAATGTAGTCCAATCGCCGCTGCTTAATGCACCTCTGTTGCTTGCGCTGGCAGTTGGTAGGTTGAATGTGTGGGTATCTGTTGCCGAGCTGATGCCGAAGTCCGTGCCACTTGTACCCGTTGCGAAGTTTTGCACTTGAGCGGTCAAGCCGTTTAATGCGTTAAGCCCTGTGGTGAAAGTTGTGATTACTTGGCAAAGGTTATTGTCTTCAGTATGCAAAGTAATGTTTCGACCCGATGTAGTTACGAAAATGCGTATTGCGAGCCTATCAGTTGCAAGCAAAGTTGTTGAAGGTACTGCAAGCGCACTAACATACAAATCGACTACCGTGCCGCCTGTAATCGCTTCGGGATTTGTAGACCCTGTTGAAATTAGCGTAAAGGTTGCGCCATCGTACTTGTAAAGCTCCATGTAAAAGCTCGGATTGCCGCCGCCACTCGATGCGTTAAAATAGGTCTCGAAGTTCCAATTGCCTGAAGGGATTGCCAAAAGGCTTGGGTCGCCTGCATCCGTTATGAATTGAGCGATGTAGCCATTGCCTTGCGCGTTTGTGCGTGTGAAGTTCGTGCCACCTCCAAGCACTGGAACGCGGCTCATTTGGAAGTAAGCATTACCCCCTATCGTGCCTTGACTTATTGAGCCATTGAGGTAATAGTTAACGGATGCGCCACCGCCACCACCCAAAGGGAAATTTGCCAAAGAACCATCGCCACGAACATACTGGCTTACAACTCCGTTTGCCGTTATGTCAATGCTTGGTGTAGTGTTTGGGTTCGGTACTGCAACGCTAAATGCAGGGTTTGTAGGGTTAGGTACTGTTGCCGCTACCGATGTAACCGTGCCATTTGTAAGCGTTGGGAATGGCTGTGGTGTTCCAGTTCCATCGAGATAGTCCGAGCTTGTTCCTGTTGGTACATCGAACTTACCATCGAATGTATTCCAATCAGCCGAACTAAGATATCCATCTGTTGAGCCGTCCGCTTGACTTATACTTATGTCGGGTGTAGCCCCACCGCTTGAGCTTATCGGAGCGGTTGCGGTTACGTCTTCAACAATGGTCGCAGGCAAAACGGGAATCGTAGGCTTATTTAATATTTGATTGTTTCCACTCGTTGCGCTCCAATCTGAGGGCTGTTCAACCGTTGGAAACCCTGCGCCGAGATTAACCCAATAAGTCGTATTAGTTGGCAATATTGAATCGTTCGCAGCGATGCAGCGATAAACGTTGCCATTGTACCAAACGATGTTTCCTATCGCGTAAGCGTTACCCGTTGCGCTTAAATGGTCGGTCGTAAACGGCAAGGCTATTAGTGTTCCACTACCTCCACCGCCACCAATTGCGATTAACGGGTCGGCGGGTGTACCGTTTCCGATTATTGTAATGCCGTCAACAGATACCTCAGTTAAGCAAGGGTTACACGGCAAAAAGTCGGGCGGTAATGGTAGGTCGCCCGTGTCGCAAATATCGTAGCACGTATCTTCCGAGCCGCTTACTATTTCAACCTCAACATCGATTACAACGGTTGCAAATTCGAAGTTAGGCGGTAACGTTTTGTCGCCTACCGTGTACCCGTTCGGGATTACTTCATAGCTAACTACATCGATAATATCTTTAAAACCATAATCGCGACCGCTAACCAACTTGAAAACGCGAGAGGCTACCCAGTCGCCCGCATCTTCGCTATCGCATGGTAAATTATTTTTTCTAACTACGGCATAAGCTGAAAGGTTAAATTTTGTCGAATACATTTGCTTGCATCCGCTTACCCTTAAATTTTCAACTTTTGAAATATTTACTTTGCCGCGCTTCGCCCAAAAGAGCGTACCTACTTTAGCGTCGTAATCCGTAACGGGTAGCGCTTGCCCGTCGCCTATGTAGTAAATCCAACCCTTATCGCCTGTAAGCTCACATAAACCGTAAATGCGGTCGAATATATTACTTACTTCAATTCGTTGGTTTAAACGGTCTATAATGGTTTTTAAAATCATGCTCCCAATTGTTTATTAATTTGCTCGATTACTAACTGCGTATGTATGCGCAAAAATTCCTTTTCTTCTTCCTCAGTTGGTATAAATATAATACCGTAACCTCTAAAGAAAGTGTAACGCGGATTTACCTCTCTACCAAATTGTAAGCCTTGCGCCTTTGCATATTCTAAATCATTAAGCATTAATGCAGCCGCTAACCCTTGCTCGAGTATTGGCTCGGTTGAAAAGTTACGCCGTAAAAAGCCCGTTAACTCAAGTGGTATCGGGCGGCGCTGTTTTATTTTTGTATATGCGGGTGAATAAGGCGTACTGTAATTACCGCCACGCCTTGCGGGAAGTGGTATTTTTTCGCCCGCCGTGTTGAGATTACCGCCCGAAGTTTCAAAGATTCTAATACGCATTAACCTTTTTAATTCTTCAAGTGCTTCATAAAGTGGCGTAAAGTCTGATAGCCATTCATTATAAATTGCGTCGGTTCGCTTTTTAATTTCCTCGGGTGTCATGGTAACGCCGTAACGTATTTAATGTTTTTACGGCAATCGAAGCAATGGTTATCGTCGGGTAAACGCATATTTTGAAGCATTGCCGTTAACTCATTATTGTATTGGTCGGCTGCAATATCGCGAGCGGTTGTTATGCCGCCTAAATCCTTTGCACCCTTGTTAACGATTACGCTTGTGTTTGCCCGTTGGTTAGGGCTAACCGTTAGCGCGTAGTTATAAATTTCAACCGCCGTAGCGTAGGCTAAAGCTAAACTCATTTGATTACCTATTGAACACAACCAGCCGCGGCGGTCGCAGCTTACCGAGTAATTCAAACTCATTCCCGTTGTGTACTTATTATTTGAACTACTTAACACGCTTACGCCGTCGGTTGTTAGGTTAATGCCTATTGCATCCACAAACGGGCAAATATGCGCCTCACGAACCGAACCGCCGCAATCATAGCAGCTACCCTTTTTTGGAATGAACTTAACCGTGTTCATAGTTGATTCATAAACAAAAGCTAAATCCAACTTGCGGCGCTTTGCTGCGAACTCCTTACCGATATAATATTCGATGCCGCCCGCCGTGTACGTTATTGTATCGATTAACTGAAGCGTAGTCATATCGAAAACCAAAATAGGCACGTTGGTATTACTCGAGTCAATTGCAAGCGTTAAATCGCTTATAAATAGGTTTAGATAGCTTAACGTGTTCGGGCTTATCTTTACACGGATGCCGCCGTAATTACCAACCCCTAACGCGGTTTGAATGTTACTGTAATCGGTAACAACTTGCCCAACGCGTTTTGATTCGATAATAGTGTCGGCTTTCATCATTGGACTAAGCCGCGTCAAAACATCGCTGCTTAATTTCTTCCAAGCGAAGGCGCGTTTATCCTCGAACAACTCAACGCCGTTATTATACTGGTCGGTTATTAGCTGACCTAAAAAGGTATTGTTTATACCGAGTTCGTCGATATATAAGCCCGTCGTAGGTTCTGCGACGTTGCAATCGCGTAAGCCCAAAAGTGATTCATAGCACATAAGCACAAAGATAAAAAAAAAGAGGGGTAATAAACCCCTCTCATTCAGTTACAAGATTATCAAAACCATTTTGCGCCAGTAAGTCTTCATCGGCTTGCGATAATAAACCTACCGACGCCGCTACGGGTTTACAATCTCAATACAGTTAACGTAGTTGATGCCTGCGTATTTGTCGCCTGCTTCGTAAATGTCATCAGGCAATGTTACTAATTTGCCTGTGTGAGTTAATACGATTGACAAATTACCGCAATCGTCCTTCATGGTTAAGTCAACAGGTAATCCAGCAGGGGTGAAAGCAATTGTTTTGCTGTAATTGCTACCCGCTACTGGAGTAATACCCGCGTTCCATTCTGCCATATTGAACGATAACCATTGCATCGCGCCTGCGGTCGTTGCTAAGTTCTTTAGCTGCGAACCTTGAGCGGCTGCCAAACGTGCGTCGTAAGCGAATCCGAAACCGTTTTGTTGGCTAATAGCCAAAAGGTCGATGCCGAACTGCGTGCAGCAACCAGCTTGCACGGCGTTAGCGTAACGCTGCATTTCAGCGCCACCAAATACAACGGGTGCGGCTGGATAGTTAGCCATGCGCGTAGCTTGTAAGATGTCTGCCAAAGCAAACTCGTTCAATGCTTGCCCGCCTGTTTGGCGTGTTGCAATGCGTAAGCAGTCGCCCGATACGGTATAG